CTTAATAAGAACTGGCTCGGGACAACTTCTGGTTGAAAAAAACAGGGCGTCATTTCCCTACCTTTCACAACCAGAACTGATCCCTGATCCACTAGCGATAGGAGATGTCCTATGCAAAATGCTAGCACTCGTTAGTGGATCGGGGATCAGAACTAGTATAGGGCGCCTCGACATTACGAGGCTATATCCCTGGTCGAGATGTCCAAGCGGACATGTACGTAGGTATGAGCATACCCGAGATTCTAGATGAATCGTACCGCTAGCGAGCCACTAGTACTGATCCCTGGTCCGTTGTGTGTTGGCTTCGGCCGGCATCCTGCTGTGTACACCGTCAACGGACCTGGGATCAGTTGTGATTACAGGCGTAGCAATAAGCAGAAGCTGTAATTGAGAATGCTACGTTGCGCGACAGCTGGTCTACAAGCAACAAGCGTCAAGCCTGAAATAATGCTTGACAATGGCTCTGGGATATAGTAGGATGAATTTAGAAAGGAATAAATATGAATAAATATACATTAAAACAAATACTTGAGGCGTGGACAGCTGCATATGGAGAAGATATGCTAGAAGAATATCCAGGCTTTATTAAAACACTGAAAGGAAAACATGAGTACACGAAGTAATATAGCAATAGAAGACCCAAAGACAAAGAAGGTGAAAGTAATATACGTTCACTCTGATGGGTATCCATACGGCGTAGGTAAATGCCTGGTGGACCATTACAACAATAGACAGCTGGCTGCGCTCCTGTTCGAACATGGAGATGCATCTTATTTAGGTGATACAATTGATGAGTGTAGTTTCTACTCTCGAGATTGGGACAGGAAAGAAGAGAAAGCTCGAACGTTCAGGGATGAGTGGATGTTCATGTTTAATATGCGTGGAGATGTGTTCATCGAATATATTTATTTATTTAAAGATAATAGATGGCACGTATCAACTTCTAAATATGTTAAAACTCCAGATGGTTATGATAGCGGTACGAGTTATTATACCAAGTTTGAGCCTGTGAGCCTGAACAAGGATTACATAAAAAACAAAGACAAAGCCGAAAAGCACGTTGAGGTTAAAATGATTTCCCAAATTGGAAACATGTTGAAAGGTGCGGGCTATGGAGATGACAACGTTATAGTCCAAGGTGGAAGTGCCAAAAAAGCAAACTAAAATACAGGACCTGGCGGCAGCAATGCCGCCCGGCCTAAGTCCTGGTCCAGCTTTAAACTGCACATGCTCAACACGTGCTAGTTGGACCTGGAGTTGGGGCCAGTTTAGAATGATTCTAAGTTACAAGCCTCAAGCGGCAAGCAACAAGCCACAAGCGCCTGAAGCAACAAGCAACAAGCGCTTGACAGGACCTGGGCTATGGGATATTATAAGATTATGAATTTAAAAGAAGCTAAAGAAATAACCGGCGGCCTGAGCGCGCCGTCAAAGATGCCGGGCTATGCATATAACCTGCCGGCTTGGAAGTGTATCACAGGGGTGAAGCTGCAAGCGGTCCCTGGATCTGTCTGTGCAGGCTGTTACGCAATGAAGGGCCGATACAGGTTTCCAAATGTAAAAGATGCGCTCAACCGTAGGTTGAATTCGTTATGTGAACCGAGATGGGTGGACGCGATGGTCCATCTGGTAACACACTACAGCAAGAAGGTCCCGTTCTTCAGGTGGCATGACTCTGGGGACCTGCAGGGGGCACAGCATCTCAAGAATATATTCGAAGTATGTATACGTACACCACAGGTCCAGCACTGGATGCCAACGCGGGAAGTGAAACTCTTAACGCTCATGGACCCAGATGTGGTACCAAAAAATTTAATCATTCGTGTGTCCTCGCATATGATAGACCAGGGGCCAGTTAAGTTCTGGCCTCATACGTCAACCGTGGTCCGGACTGGGAAAACATGCCCAGCCCAGGACCAGGGTAATGAATGCGGCAGCTGTAGACAATGCTGGGATAAAAGTATAAACAACGTAGCATATCCAAAACATTAGTATGTTCAGGCATCCAAAGTATTACGCCGAGTTACGGGCTAAGAGAAGAAAGCTACAAGCAGAAGTGGACAAGCGCGCACAACCTGAGGTTGCAAGCGACAAGCCACAAGCTACAAGCGCGGAAGTCTACAAGCGTCAGGTTACAAGCCGCAAGCGACCATCACCAAGTGATTCGAAAAATTTTTCTAAGTCTTCAAGCGACAAGCAACAAGCGTCTTGATATTTAAATCCTTCTTTAACAAGTGCCAAGATACTGGTACCTGAAAACAATTTGAAGGAGCCCTGACTGGGCTTCTTGGCAAGTATAAATGTGTTGTTAGGATGCGTCACGTGGAACGCAATTTGATGTGGCGAAAAACGGATTTTGTTATTGGAAGTTATCTTTAACTCTACAGTAAAAAAGTGGCCAGAAGTATTGTAGCCCAATAGATCAGGAGTACCGAGAAGGCTAGTATTTTCAAGCCTTGTCCATGTAATTTTTGGTGTAGTTCTCTTAAGCTCATGCCATAATTTAGTTTCAGGTTTCATCTAAATAATGACGATAACAGAAGGTTACACAATTAGCTTTGGTGCACCCATTGGAGCAACTTCTTCGTGAGTTGTAATCACTATTCTATGTGTTTCTCTAGCACCTAAAATTTTATTTTCAACTAAATTCACACTCATGACGTCATAATGTCGCCCATCAGGAGTACGAACTTGAACTCGTGCATCTTGTGCTACACTACTACCTTTCTTTGGACCTACGAATCTATCGAAGATCATAATTAAATCTCTACCTTTCAACATTACATTCCTTTATCTCTTAGTTTGTTAACTGGATTCTTTAAGGACTCCAACTCCTGTTCATGGACCATGTTATCATATTGATGATCCTCTCTAGCCCGTGCCAGATCTGCCTTGAGGTTTTCAATCTCATTTTCGGCATTCTGTCTCTTTTTTTTCTCTTCTCTCCACATTTGAAGTAAGGTCTGATAATCTTCTTTCATGTTTGACTTTATAAGACAATATACATATATTGTCAATAATGGAGATAACAAAAGAAAAAAAGAAGCCTGGATTACCAGCACGACTTACACCTATGCAACGTAAGTTTGCTGAAATATTAGTATTTAGTGAAGGACATAAGTTTGCCTATGAATGCGCAAAGGAAGCAGGCTATGAAGGCGACAATGCTACACTTAGAGTAAAAGCTAGTCAACTTCAAGATCCTAAACTTTATCCATTAGTTTTTAAACACATAGGAGAACTACGTGAAGAGAACTACAAGAAGCACAACATATCTTTCGGTGGTCACTTAACTGAACTAGCTAAAATTAGAGATGAGGCTATTAAATCTAAATCATTCTCAGCAGCAACTAACGCAGAGAAAGCACGTGGAGCTGTTGGTGGATTATATATTGAACAGAAAATTATTAGAACTGGTAAGATTGAAGACTTATCTGAAGAAGAATTAAATGAAAGAATTGCAACTATCCAAGATGATAATGCACTACTAATAGACAAGAAGGAAGAAGAAAAAGATCCTAAAGATAAAAAACCAAAACCTATACTATCTTAGTCATCTTAACTACCCACGACGTAGGAATCATTGTCCTATCTCCAAATGTAATTTCATTTGTGCTTGAGTCTTTATCATAACTAGCAAATATTTTTACTGAATGTTTATCTTTAGAAAATACCCAGCCTTCATTAACTGGTCTTGCTAATTTCATTTTATTAAATTCTTTATCGTCGGCCCAACCGCTATCACTCAACGCGTCGACCCACTCAATCCTGTACTTTGAAAACGGGATATCGTTCGGCTGATGTGGAACGACTTGTTTTCTTCTTCGTGGTTTTCTTCTCTTTGGTTTTCTTTGAGGCATAGTAATAGCTTGGATTATGTTTCTTATTGAATTTATCCCAAAAATCCTTTTCTGTCATCATATCAATTGCTAGTGTAAAAGCCCGTCCTATCATAGACCCCTATACCATTTAAAAAATATTTTTTCTACTTTTGGTGACCCAAAAGTTCCGCGCGGCCCCTAGTATAAAATAATTGGCTTATACCAACGCTTATTTAAGCATGAATTGTCACACCTTCTAAAACCATTGGTATTCCTTGCTGATCACGAAATCACGAGATCACGGGTAAACTAAAAGTGCTGTTTCAGCAATTTCATACTTTTGAAAAAGGTATAGATTCGTGATCAACCGCATAAAACCTCACTTCTTATATAATCCCAGTCGCTTGTCGCCTGCTCCTTGTGGCAAGAATAAGGCAACTTGACTGTTGCAAATATATCACACTATAGGGAGATCTCGCTTTACCGCTCGGAGATTTTAGCCGGAACTCCCAATTTTTACTCGTCTGTAATATCTTGTAACAATATGAGTTTGTTCTGATTAACCATAATCCTGCCCAATTGTTGTTCGATCTTAATCATAAGACCATCCAACTGTCGCTCTGGTACACCATCAGTTTCAGTCTCAAGTAGTATTCTTAATGACTTCTCGTCAGCCATCATAGTTTGTAGAATCCTTCTACTAACTGATTTGATTGTTTTTTTGTTCATAATATTTATTAACCCTTTCTAGAAATTGATGCTGATATTTGATAAACTCTTTCCCTTTAATTTGAAACTTCTGAAAATAATTATCCGGAGTACACATCAATATAACTCCTTGAGTAATCGATGTTCTATACACATAGTTATGGGCCATCGCATATGCTCCTAGCTGCATGAAGTAATCATCAATCCACTCCTTACGTTTCGGTTTATTACTTTGTTTAAAATCTATTATACTATCTTCGTAATCATAGGTCCCAACAAGGTCTGTAGCTCCGGCGTACAAACCGGGATAATGAAGCGTCACCTCAGATCCCCAAATTTCTTGTAAGTCATTGAATCCTTTAGCAATTATCGTGTCCGCCATTTCCTTTGCAACACGCCCTTCTGGCCTTAAATCAAGATAGCCTTCACCTAGAATATGTTTTTCTAAATGCGTATGCATGTCAGTCCCGCGCGCGGCTGCTTGATCCTTGATTCTTGTCGCTTGCTCCTCGCCGACTCGGGCTTTCCACGAGTTGATAGAATCTATCGCTTCTTGGCTTTTTGTCTTACTCAAAATAGTTGTAACACTTGGTAACTTTTCGTTACCTACATCATAGGTACGAAGACCGTCTGTTGTACTCCTAGTACATGGCGGATAGTTATAAAGTTTATTCCACTTCATACTGTTGCAACCATATACAAAGCTAATAAAGTCATCAAACCTAAAAATGTAAATACAAAGATAAATATTTTATTCATTTCTATAAGCCTCCAGACTTACTACATTCTTCTCTTCAAACTCAGGCTGATAATGATCTATAATTTGTTCTACCTTATGTAGTTTCACTTGAGCAAAGGGCCATATAATTTTAGCCACCTTGTAAGCATCTCGGTGAGTACATCTCCAACGCCATTGATCTTTCCAATGAGGTTTAGAACTAGGAGATTTATTTTTTATATTTAAACTTACACTTCCTACACCTAAAACTTTATGCACCCAACGAATCACCATCTCATCGGTCATGGACATCTCCATAGCGATTCTCCACACCTTATATCTTCTTGGTCTATTTTTACGTTTACTGTCCAAGTATTGCTTGTAGGTTATACATCCTTCACCATCAAATAAGCCAGCAATATAGGCATAATCAGCCAATTTATGGTATATATCTTTATTATCTTTTGTCATAATCTGTAATTAACTTTCCGTTTAAGTGGTCCATTTCATGTTGCACTACTCTTGAGGGCAAATGATAAAAGGTTTTATGTTGTTTTTCTCCGTGTTCACACGTCCATTCTAAATTAACAGATATGGATCTACTCACTTTAACTTCTTCTCCTGGGCAAGATAAACAACGCTCGTTTTCTCCCATCTTAATATTGTTTTTAGCAGTCACAATAGGATTAATAAATATTTGCGGATCATTTCTTTCATTACTTATATCCATAACAAATATCTTTTTATCATACCCAACTTGATTAGCGGCTAATCCAACACCATTCTCTTGGTACATTAGATTAATCATATTCTTTATTATAATTTTATTTTCTTCACTTAATGGAAACTCTACTTCTGATGTAGGAGTTGTTAAGATTGGATTAGGAACTTTAACTAATTGCATGATTAAAACCCATTCCGATCAGCTATCTTTTCTAGCTCTTGTTGCTTAAATATATCTTTATAACAGCCTTTATAACCATAGCTCCCATGATGAATTAATGTTGAATCTATATGGGCATGCACTTTAAAACCTACTGATCTAGCTAGATCACAAAAAGACATGTCTTCGCCGGTCCATTGGTTATCTTTAAAATTACAATGAAAGAAATTATATACTTTAATATCATCAGGAAAAGTTTGCACCCCTGGATCTTGTTTAATCTCTAGCTCGGGATGTTTCTCTATAATCTTATTAAATACTTCCTTTTTAATTAACATCATACCTGATGGGCCGTGTGTTATTTCAACGACACCATTAACTACATCTACATTCTTTGGATCAGGAAGATTCACA